TTTTGGAGATGGTGAAACGTTTGGTGTAGCTCCAAAAGCAGGTAGTAAGATTCTAGTAGAGTATCTTTCAACTAAGGGGTCAGTAGCAAACGGTGCTACTATATTTACACCATCTAGTTCATTTACAGGTGGAGGTGTTACTGGCGCCAATATATCTGTAACAACTGTCACAAATTCAGTTGGCGGTGACGTAAAAGAATCTATAGAATCTATTCGTAAAAATGCGCCATTTCAATATGCTACTCAAAACAGAATGGTAACAGCGGCTGATTATTCTTCTCTGATTTTGCGTAATTACTCTACTCTTATTAATGATATTAAAGCCTGGGGCGGTGAGGATAATATTGACCCAGAGTTTGGTGCGGTATATGTTTCAATTGACTTTGAAGATGATGTTACTGAATTGACGCAGGCAAATACTAAACAAGGTATTTTACAGCTTGCAGAAGATTTAGCAGTTATTTCTTTTAGACTTAGATTTGCTGATCCTGTAACAACTAATATTGAAGTACAAAACTTCTTCCAATTTAATCCGAGGTTGACATCATTAACATTAAATGCGGTTCAATCAAATGTTCTTGATATTATTAATAAATATTTTTCTGATAATACTGGGGGGTTTGAAAAGTCATTTAGACGTTCAAATCTATTAACATTGATTGACGAATCAAATCCAGCTATTTTATCATCAAGAGCTGAAATCAAAATGCAGCAAAGGTTCTTTGTATCATCTGTTACTGCAACAAAAACTATTAATAACTTAACTAACTTTACAATACCAGATGCTAAATTAAATGAAGCATTAACATTCTTGAATACTAAGAGGTATAAAGATGCAGCAAATATTGTAGTAGACTATGCATCATCAGCTTCTTTCAGCACAGTGTTAACATCCCTTAGACTTACTGACCAAACTACGACTTATAACTTTACTTTCCCAGCGCCGATTGCTATACCTGATGATGTGGTAAAAATTGTAACAAGTACAAGCTTCACATATGTTCCACCAGCCGAAACAGGAATTGCTTCAGCTGCAGCATCAGACTGTATTATAGCTAACAAACTAGGAACAACTATTTTACAAATTGAATCTACTGCAGGTGATGTGATTGTAGAAAATATTGGTTCATATAGTCCGGCTACAGGCAAGTTGACCTTAACTAATTTTACACCAGAACAAATTATAGGCGGAAGAGACTTCTTAAAAATTTCAGTGACACCCGCAAACCAAAGTGCGATTGTTCCGACAAGAAATAACATTTTACAATACGATAGAGAAAAATCTGCAGCTAGAGGTGTCATTACGACAGCGACTAATTAATGGCTTTTTATTACGATAAAACAACTTTAGATATACGACGTAGGAATATTAATCTGCAAAGAGCGGATGTGGAAAGTGTTTTACCAGAGCACTTTATAGAACAGTATCCAAAATTAATAAGTTTATTTAAAGCTTATTATGAGTTTATTGAAGAAGAAGATCAACCCGGAAATAGAATTAATGAACTCTATAAAAATAGAGATATTTCGCAAGTTGATGCAGATCTTTTACAATTTATCGAAGATGAGCTCCTATTAGGTCAAGCTTATTTTGGTGGATTTATTAATAAAAGAGAAGCTGCTAAGTTTTCTAATATTTTATATCGTTCTAAAGGAACTCGATATAGCATCCAGCAATTTTTTAGAGCTTTCTTTGGTACAGACCCTGAAGTTGTATATCCTAAAGAAAATATATTTAGAGTAGGCCCTATTGTTGATAGAAGTTCTAACAATAACAATGAAACTGGTTTACAAATATTAGAGCCAGCATCTGTTATTGGAGCTGAATCACAGAGATATCTGACTGATGATAAATTATATCAGACATTAGCCGTTTTAATAAAAAGCGATATTCCCATCAATGTTTGGAGAGAAGTTTATAAACTTTTTGTCCATCCAGCTGGTATGTATTTAGGTGGTCAAATTGTTATTAGTTCATCAAATAATAATCCAGTTGATACATTAATGCCTGAAGTTGCCGCCGCCGATACTTTATCTAACGCAATTACAATCACGGGTGAAGCTCTTGGTGGGATTGGTAATAATATGCCGCCCGCGTCTGTTACAGGTCTTATTGATAGTGATGGTAACACATTGCGTACAGATCTTATCACTCAAATTGCAAATATCGGCAATCTAACCTTTGAAGAGTTTGAAAATAGATATGGCGGCATCGATGAAGCTGTATCACCATCTAAACCAACTATGGATGATACTACTGGGGATGGTGGTTCAGTCAGATTCTCTGATTCAACGGGCAATGAAACATTTGACCAATCTTGGTTTGATTCTATTGGTACTTTCTAAAACTAATATAAATACTATTAAGTTTATTTAAGGGAACACTATGGCACGTCAACTTATTAATACAGGTACAACTGCTAATGACAATACTGGTGATACATTACGTGTAGCAGGTACTAAAATCAATGAAAATTTTGCTGAAATATATACTCAGCTAGGTGGAGGTGATTCTGCTGTAGGTTTGACGACGGCCGTTCAATTAGTTGATAGCGGTCTTCAATATAATGGTATTACTCATAAGACTTTAGTAAATGCGAATGAGGGTAATAGTAAAGTTGTTATTACGCTACCTGATTCTAATGGCATCGTTATTGTTGATAGTGCTGAACAAAACATGTATAATAAACACTTGTACAATACAAAAATTGATGGTGATCTTAGATTACACGGAACATCTGGCACTGGTTATTATAAAATTAATTATGAAGGTACTGTTCCTAGTGGTGATAGAAATATTAATCTGCCTAATCTATCTGATAGTGATACGCTTGTCTTTGAACAACACACTCAAACATTGACAAATAAAACATTAACTTCTGCAGTATTAAACTCGCCTAATATTAATACTGCAATTTTTGATGTAAATGGTGCTGAATCAATTAAAATAACTGCGACGGGTTCAGCAACAAATGAGATTACGGTTGCTAATGCTGCTGCAGGTAATAACCCAACTATTTCTGCAACCGGCACTGACACAAATGTAGGTGTTAACATTGATCCAAAAGGTACTGGGGCAGTAGTCCTTGGCAAAGTTGCGTACTCTAGTAAACAACTAGGAGTAGGTGATAGCGATATGTCAGAGAATACATTTATTGTGTTGAATCCATCAGGAGCATCATCATATACTTTAGAAGATGGTACAATTAACGGTGAACTAAAAATCCTCTTAAACAGGGGTACAGCAAATGCTACTATTAATTCCTCAAATTTAGCATTCGGCGCATCAATGGTCATGGCTCCTAATGCCATGAGTCAATTGATTTGGGAAAATGTAGAAACTAATTGGCATTTGTTGGGCACTGACTCAGCTGGTCCAAATATTAATATAACATAAGAGATTTAAAATGGTAGCAATTATCACGGATAAACTAAAGACACAGTTAACTAATACTTTGCTTAGCGAGTTTGACGGCGCGACACATAAATATTATATTGGTCTTGGTGCTTCAGAAGAGTGGGATAGTACAGATACTCCTCCAACTCCAACAAATTCAGAAAGAACCGATCGGTTGCTAAGATATAAGCTACAATCCGCGAAAAGTGTATTAGATGCATCTTTAGTGGTTACTCGGTACAACTGGTCATCCGGTACGATTTATCAGCAATTTAATGATAATTCTATTGGTCAGGCAACTAGATACTATGTTATTACAGATGAAAACAAAGTTTATATTTGTATTCGCCAAGGCAAAGACACAAACGGTAGTGCTGTAACATCTACAGTTCAACCAACAAGTACATCGGCTACGACACTTACTGAACTTGCCGATGGTTACGTCTGGAAATATTTGTATACCGTTACTGCGCAAAATGCTACACGGTTTTTGACAGCTAACTATATGCCAGTTCAAGTTATTGATTCTGCTGCCCCTACAGATACAGCTTTTGGCCAATACGTAGTACAACAGGCGGCAAAGCCAAAGGAAGTTTTAGGTTATAGAGTCACTAACGCCGGATCTGGCTATACTACTCCAGGTACTTTAAACATTGGAATAGTTGGTAACGGTACAGGTGCCCACGCCAGAGCAGTAATTACTTCATCCAATACTATAGG